CTGATACTGATACATCGTCACAGACTTCGCAGGACAGCGGGGAATTACAAGACAACCCTGTAATGACATCGCCTCTGCAACAACAAAACGAATTAGAAAAAGCTACTCTTGGCAAAAGCAATCCTGCAATAGATAAACTTATTGCAAGTGATGATATTGGCGAGGAAGGCATTAACGCTGACCCTCAACACACAGGTAGCACTGCTGATGCTAGTAAAATGGCCGCAAAAGCTGGCGAAACTCCTCTATCATTTATAGGTAAAGTAGCTGCTGGGGTAAGGTAAATGGCTATTAATGGCGGTGCTTTTACCCAAGACTTTAGAACACAACTAAGAAAATTTTCAGACGGAACTACTCGTGTAGGCGAAGAAGGTCGTTTATGGTACAACAATTCTGACCAAACGCTTCGTGTTAGTGACGGCAGTACTGCTGGTGGTGTTGTTATTAATAGCGGCGGCGGTGGCGGTAGTAGCATTACAATTCAAGACGAAGGTAGTAGTCTAAGCACTGCTGCAACTACAATTAATTTTGTTGGTTCTGGCGTGACTGCTAGTGGCACAGGCGCAACTAAAACAATTACAATTAGTGGAGGAGGCGGAGGGGTATCTGATATTGTCGACGATACTAGTCCTCAACTTGGTGGCGATCTAGATATTAATGGCAAAAATATTGTAAGTGCTGCAAGTAATGAAAACATTAACATTGTGCCAAACGGCACTGGTAAACTTGTACTTGCTGGAGACTTTTTGCCCAGTGCAACTACAACTTTTAACCTTGGTAGTGCGGATTTTAGATGGAACGACTTATTCCTAAGTGGTGATACTATTAACCTAGCAGGTAGCACTATTAGTAGTGACGGAACAGGTACTATTTCAATCTCTGCAGACGGAGTTACTTTGCCAGATAATTCTAAGAATGCCAGCGGAAGTGCGTTTGGTATTACATCAACTGCTAATGGTGTGGAACAAGCAATTGTGCTAGTTCCTTTCTTTACAGCCGCTGGGGGTTTAAGTACACCAAACACAACATTTACATTTAATGGAACAGTTGAAAATAAACCAGTGTTTATTGGTGATAAAACATTTACTCTAGCAAATGGCTCGGCTTTTTCAAATGTTGAGCCAACCTTGTTCCAATTTTAATAGATAAATATCACTATGGCAGATAAGACTCCAATAAGAACCGTCTTTAATAGTGATAATATCGCCACAGGTTTGGCAGAATTTCAATCAGGAGAAACGGTTCCCCTTAACCATGGCGGTACAGGCGTAGCATTAAGCATTGGAAGTGCTGGACAAGTATTAAAAGTTAATTCTGGTGCAAGTGCATTAGAATTTGGTGCAGTTGAAGCAATTGTAAATATCGACAATGCTACTAATTTAACATCGGCCACTCTTGCAACGGGTGATCAAATTCTTATTTCAGATGGAGGAACAGAAGGTAGAGCAACACTTGCTCAAATTGATACACTATTCTCAGGTACATCTAAAACACTCACTAATAAGACTCTAACTAGTCCTGTTATTAATACAGGCGTAAGCGGTACAGCAATACTAGACGAAGACAATATGGCTAGTGATAGTGCTACCCAACTTTCTACACAACAGAGTATTAAGGCGTATGTTGATACTGAAATTGGAAATGTAAGCACAACTTCTATTGCTACAGGTAATAGTAATGTTACTGTTGTAGACAGTGGAACAGGAAATGTTACAATTGAAGTCGACGGCACAGATAGAATTACAACTGTAGCCGCTACAACCACAACTGCAACTGGACACTCGCTTGTTATGGGTGCATATTCAGCTACAGTGGGTGGACAAATTAAGTTTTTAGAAGGTACGAATAACGGTACAAACGGAGTAACATTACAAGGAGCCGCAAGTACAGCAGATGTTACTGTTACGTTACCAGCGGCTGCAGATACACTAGTTGGCAAAGCAACAACAGATACGTTTACAAATAAATCAATTGACCTAGCAACCAATACTATAACTGGTTCATTAGCAGAGTTTAATTCAGCATTACAGAGTGAAAGTTTTGTTTCTTTAACAGGATCAGAGACTCTTACTAATAAAACACTTACAACTCCTGTATTAACAACACCTATCGCAAATGCAGGTATACAACTTAAAAACGCTGCCACAAGTGCAGGATTTATTGAGTTTTTTGAAGACAGCGATAATGGCACTAATAAGGTAACTTTAATTGGGCCTGCAAGTACAGCAGACGTTACTGTTACGTTACCAGCAGTAGCAGGAACAGTTATTACAACTGCTAACAGTGATGCAGCAACTACTACTACAGATTCTTCTGATGCGGATTTTATTCTAGTAGATGACGGCGGCTCACTTAAAAAGATTACTACTACGGACTTAGGTATTATAGACAATACTGGATTTACCAGTAGTTCATTTATAACTCCTCCTGGTACAGACGGAAACTTTGATTTAGCAAAAGTACAAGCACAAACAGGTAGTGCTGAAACTGGGTTAACACCAAGCACAGTTGAAGATGCTTTCGGACGTAGGCTAGCCACTAATCCAGCCCTATACGATTTAATGGATCCTGAGTTTCAAAATCTTGCAGTAGATTACGGCTCTGTAGCATAAACTTAGGTGCGGAATAAATCTACTACAGTAGCAATTTTATCGGAAATTTCCTGTGTTTTTACTGTAGAGAAAACACCAGGGTGGAGAGGTTTTGGCCATCCTTGAATATTAGTCCAAGCATACCCTTTGTGTTCATTGTTTAAAGTTGGTATAAACTCTTCTTCAACAACTGCAATAAAAGTGTGATATTCAAACCCTTTTTTAGTGTTAGTAAATTGGTCAATAGGTATTAGTTTTTCTATATCAGGAACATAGCCAATTTCTTCGCCAATCTCCCTGTATAAGCCATCTACTATCTTTTCGTCATTGTTGATCTTACCACCAACAAATGCCCAGGTGTTTTTAAAGCTAGTGTCGTCTCTAAGTAAAAATAAAAATCTTAGTGTGGATTTAGAAAAGAAAACAGCACCAGCACTCTGTCTTAAATTACTAATTGCCAATCCCCCGCCTTATACTCGCCTTCATAACTTTTAACCCAAGTTTCACCAGTCCATTTGTATTGTATACCAGTGTTAGTGTTGGTTAGATAATGTATTCCAGTGTCTGCACTACTATCAAAGGCTACGTTCCATCTTATTCCATCATATTGTATGATGTCATTAGGGCTAGCGATAAAGTCGTTTCCAGATGTGTCTTTCCAAGCATCTGGTCCGTCTGTATTGTCCTTGGCACCAATACCTTTAAGAATTAAATATCTTTGCCCAGTAGCTGATGTAGGTAACCCTGCGTCTGGCCCTACTTTAAGAGGATTTATAACTTTTAATACTGGAGGCAAGTCATTTGTAGGTATAGTATCTCCATCAACAGTAAACAAGAGTTTTGTATCGTCACTAGGATGATGTGCAACTGTTCCTACAATCTCTCCTGTGCCAAAGTCAAGTCTAATTTGACTTATGCCAGCTTGTAACTCACCATATTGGTTAATTACTGCTCGCCAAGTGATATCATCTACCCCAATTTTAACTGGTGGGTCGTTTTCAATGCTTGTTGGCTCTACTTTATTAGTCACTGATTCTTGAATTTCAAGGATAGTTAACGTATTGCCTAGGAGTAAAATTCCATAGTTCATGGGTGCAAATTTCATTCTAGTGCCCATTAATATGTTCTGATCTATTACACCGTCAGCAAGATCACCGCTTTCATCAAAAATGCTAGCAATAATTTTATTAACAACTCCAAGTTTTTTAACCTTAGACGGTGGCGAAAGCCAAATTGGAACATTAAATATTAATGTAGAAATATCAATCTGCTCATCAGCACCAACAGGCACTGCTCGACTACTCCAAGTTGTTCCAGTTAATTCAATATAACTTAAACTTCCCCAATCTAAGTAGTTGTCTGTGCTTTGTATCTCAAGTGAAGGATTAAATAAAACTAAAATTTGTTCTAGTAACTGCAATTTCTGTGTAGTATTACTAGTCCAAATATCTACATTCAACGTTAAGTTGTACGGAACAGGCATTAGCCGTTCTACTGTAAACGCATTGCCTTGTTGAACTGTGTATTCACCTGAATCTTTGTCAAATTTCCTCATACGGATATGGCGTTTATCTACAAAAGTAGGATCTTGACGTCTATCTGTTGTGTATTCAAAAGCATTGATATAACAACTAATCATTGGAGTTGGGATAATCTTGTTTTCACTATTGTCTCTAAGAAGACTAGATACTAGTCTAGTAGCATCTCCGTACTTAACAGGAACAGTTTGCAATGTAGTATTACCTGTTCTGTCTTTGCCAAATTCAACCTGAAAGTTTGAAAATGCACGAATAAATTGTAGCAAAAATCTGCGTATTTGATTATCGTAAAAAAACTGTTGAGGCATTATTCATCTTCCTGAATTTCTAGAGCCTTGCTTAATGCTTGCCGCTGTGATATTACCGTGTTGTCATCCTGGGTAGTAGTAGCACTATTATTAATAAATCCATCACGTAAAGTATTACCTGTTCCTGGTGTAAGTTTACTTCTAACGTTATCTTCAACCTTAACAAATCGTGTGCCACTGAAACGGAATAGTCTATTTGGTAAAAAGTCCATTCTAAGAACGTAATCCCCTTCAACTGCGTCAGTTGGGAAACTAGTACCCATTGATACTTTTTCACCGTTAGGAGCAAGCCCATCTCCAACTAAGTATCCGCTGTATGCAAGAGAGTTTTCTGGGCTTATGCGAGTACTATCAGCAGTTATTAGAGTACTATCGGATGTCTGATTGGAAGCATCAGCAGTGTAACCCAGTGGATCCATGGGCTTGCCAGTTGAATCTGCTGGAACCACATAAAACTTGCTAGTGTCGTAACCGCTCTTAGGAACTTCTACTTCTGCCTGCTTTACTACCTTATTAGTAATCTCTAGCTCTTTAGAATAAGTGCTAAGAAGATCTCTAAGTGTACTGCCTGTGCTTTCTCCAGTGTTCTCGTCAATCTGTATCTTATTAAGAATATCTTGGTATTCCTGAGCATCTACTAGTGGAGTACATTTAACACGCCATAGATGAGGCCACCACGACGGGCTATATCCCTCAGTGGGTCTTGTTCCTTCTTGTACAACATAATAGCGTTTAAGAGCAACTTCAAGACTTGTGTCTAAACTGTTATAATCCTTTAAGTGTGGTAATTCTAAAACATCACCGCTCATTAAACTTCGGCCTAGTATTCTAGCCATGTCAGCAAGATGAAATGTAATAAACAGTGTATCGTTCTGCAAAAACAAACCAAATTGACTTAAATCAAAATCAGTGTCAGCAACATTGTATATACCACGCATGTTATATACATCTTGGTCGTACTTCCTATCTCTATTTTCTAAGAATAAAAAATCCTGTATAGCAAGCGGATCATCTTCTGCCGCTTGAGGCTGGCTAAGGTCGTCACTTGGACCTTGATTCATAATACCTAGATATTTGTGAATAAATATTCCTGTGCCGCCCACAGTGAATTGTTCTTTAATTGCACGATCAAAGAACTTAAAATCATTGGAATGAGCTCCCTCTTTCCACATGGATATTCTAGGCATATTTAGAATCCTTAACTTAGTTATAGTATTTATATGGGATCTAGTTTGTAAATAAATACAGCTAGATGATAAAATACTGGCATCTGCTACTTTTTCAAGCACTCTTCGTTGTGGGTCTTATAACATTACATTTCTGGATAGAGGTGCATGTGATCTCGTAAAAGTAATTTTCTATAGTAAATGAAATATTATATATCTTAACAATGCGTCTGAAACAACATACAAAATAAATATTAATATTCCGTTGCGTCCTACTTCAATTAAAAGAGCGTTTGTCTTAGCTTGTTGAGCCCTTAACATTTTTTCTTTAAACTTTTTAGCTTGATCCTTAGCTTTCTGTATTGCAACTTTTTTTTCATTATCTTGATTTGTACTAAATTTTTCGTCGTATTCGCGGTCCATCTGCCGCTGATGCTCTATTCTTGCATCTTCTGCACGGTCTTTTGGAAATTTATATGGTACCGCTTCAGTCATGTCAGAAATATTTAGCGGTTAATGGTTGACATTTAGTGCATGCGTGTTACTATATATGTAAGCTAAAGTGAAAGAGTTAAATATGGCAAAGATTGTTGATTTTAATACACGAAAAGAAATACCTATATCTACATTCCAACGGGAATGGGTAGAGACAGTAGCAAACGAGTCTGTAGACAATCTTGATATTGCAGACATCATGAGCCTTATTCAGGGCATGGAGGAATACAATGGCGAAAAATTCACTTCTAACGACTAAGAAAAAGAAGAAAGTTAACGCAAGAAAAGCTAAGACTGGTATATTATCACTTGATACATCGCGTGGAATTAGATATTTTACCAATGCCTTTCATACTGATGTTGAAACAAAGGTTTGTTCTGCAATTATTAAATCATATATTAAAAAGAAATTTAACAAAGAAACCACTAGATCTATCCTTGCTAACCCTGAGTTTAATTTTACATATAATCATGTTGCGGCCTATTGCTACTATGATGGATTGTCTGACGTAGATCCTATACCTGAATCAACACATGAATGGATGGCAAAGAGGTTTGCTGAACTAGCTGAATCAGGAAAGCCATTGGTTAAAGCGGCAAAAGCTAAACAGAAGGTTAATGTTTACAAGCCTAGTATCCAAGACAGGATGAACGAACAACTAAGTGAAATTATTGGCGATCTTGAGGAATGGGTTGACATGCAACCTAATTCAGACATTCCTAAGATGTTTGAATACCTAAAAACTAATACAGTAGCCCAAGCACATATTGGTAAGATCCGCAGTTATTACGAGCCAATTGCTGCTGAGTTTGCATTGTTGCAATCTATGCCTACTGCTACTCAGCTTAAAAAAATGAGTGAAGCAGAACAAGATAACTGGGAGCAAATTAAAGAAGGATACAGCAATTTAAGTAAAAAAGATGTAACTATGTTTGTAAAGTTCTTTGATACAATGTTTAGCGATCTTGATGCATATGCTAACCTTAAAAAAGCAAACCGTGCAGTTCGAAAGCCTAAACCTAAAAGTGCTGATAAGATTGTTTCTAAGTTAAAGTTTAAAACAGACGATGATCGTTATAAGATTGTTAGCATTGATCCTACTACAATAGTAGGTGCTTCTGAACTTTGGATGTTTAACACTAAGAACCGTAAATTAGGTAGGTATGTAGCAGAAGAACATGCACGACTTACGGTTAAAGGAACAACGGTACAGTTTTTTGATGAAAAATTGAGTACTCAAAAGACACTACGTAAACCTGAAGTACAACTTAAAGAGTTTGGCAAGGCTGGCAAAATAGCATTGCGTACATTTATGAAAGATATCAAGGCAACTGAGACAAAAATGAACGGCCGACTTAATGAACACGTAGTGTTACTAAAGGTTTCTAAATAAATACTATGCGGGGGACTAACCTTCCC